GGCTACAACGAATATGTAGATACCATGTTTCCCGAAGATGATAAATATAAGTTCAGCCTTTGCCATAAGTGCGCCCATAGCATGATGGCCAAGTTCTTTCCGCACTATGACCTAAGCGACTGGCACCCAAAGACCAGTGATAAATTTTGCGATGGCTGGTCTCCTTGGGGAGTAAGTGACTCCTTCGAAGAATATATCGGTGATTGACAGAAACTTTCTCCGATGGTAGGATAGTCTTATTGGCGATAGCCATGCACTGAATTGGGCAGTTGCATGGGGTGGCTCACGATAGGTAGTTACGCAAGTGCGAGTCTTGCGGTGAGCGCGTGGTGGCAAGTTGCTACCTCATCCGTTTAAACGGATAGTTCGAAGGATATGAAATGATTACATTATCAGCAGGCGACTTGGTTGCGCTAACGATTGCGCTAACTTCGTCAATTATCGTCATCATCACCACAGCCATTGCCAACCACAGACTCACCGAGTCACGTGACTATTGGCGCGCTGAGGCTCGTTACTACATTGAACAGGAGCAGGCATAATGGCATACCAATCAGCAGATGAACTGGTGCGGAATTTTTCCGACACAAACAATTCGTGGGAGTCGCAACTCGATTACGAACTCGTCCAAGAGATTCTAGGGCATAGCCTTAGCGTCGAAGAATGGCGCGAACTTATCGAGAAACTTGATGATGTAGTATTCGAGACAGTCATGGCATACCAGCGATGAAAGTTGAGATATCAGAGCGTGAGTGGTCGGTCATTGTCGGCGCACTACGCCATCAAGAAGAAGGACATAAGCGCAACGGATTCGATATCCTAGTGCTTGAACTACAGGAACTTCGTTCCCGTCTGAATGATGCCTACATTGACAAGAACTTATCCGTAGGCTAGAATAGTACCACTTGAGCGCATGGTGCGTTCATGTAGTTATCCGCTTAAACGGATAGATTGGAATGGCTATGACAGAGACATCAGATGAATCAGTGTCCGTATGTGCGGTATGTTCAACCGACATCGACCCTGACAATTCATGTACAGTTTCGTATAGTGATGACAAAGTGTGTGATGACTGCGTTCGTGTATGCGAGCGCTGTGATGATGTAGGCACAGAGAATGATGACTGGTGCGTAGTAGACGACCAGTTATGGTGTCAGAACTGTACCGAACGCTACGCTAGTTGGTGTGATTCTTGCGAAGAACACACCACCGAGGACACTTGCTATATCGAGGACAGAGGTGCTTACTGGTGCGAGCCATGTGCCAGCAACAGTGCCTTCTATTGTGACGACTGCAACGAGTGGAATGAGATGGGTTGCACCAGTTGCAATGACAGCAGGATAGTCCACGACTATTCCTACCGACCTGACCCTATCTTTCATAGCACCGATAAGAATGAGCGTTTATTCTTCGGGCTTGAGGTAGAGATGGAGTTTGGTAGAGGGTTCGGTGACGCATCAGAGTATGCCTATCAACTAGAAGGCCTAGAGTTGGCATATCTCAAGCATGACGGCTCAATCAATAACGGGTTCGAGTTGGTCACGCATCCTATGTCGCATGACTTCTACAAGAATCAAGCAACCGAACTCTTTGATGTACTAGAAGGGTTGCGTACTACCCACCAAGCAAGTTCATGGGGTACTGGTAGATGTGGTGTACATATCCACATCTCACGCACAGGGTTCAATGGCGGTGCTCACCTGCACCGATTCCTTAACCTTGTGTACAGTAATCAGGAATTCTATGAGGCTCTTGCTGGTCGCTCATCTAGCCGTTGGGCTAAGTTTGATGATGTAGACCAAGTTAGAAGTGATGGCACTATTGATGAGTGGGGTATGCGTAACTTCATACGATACCGCTCATTCAAAGAGAAGATAGAAAATGGTCGCCGTAGTGACCGCTACTCTGCCGTCAATACACAGAACCAAGCCACTGTAGAATTGCGTATCTTCCGAGGTACCACCAAGAGTATGACCATCAAATCCCATATAGACTTAGCGCACGCCAGCGTTGAGTACACCCGAGTAATGTCCATTAGCCAAGTCAAAGAAGGTAGCCTAAGTACCGACTCCTTCATGAAGTATATCGAGTCTCATGCAGACTTGTACCCTGAACTAAATGAGCGCATGGCGCGACTCATTCAACCTAGTGTCCGTTTAAACGGACAGAATGTGAGTGCATAATATGTGCCTACTCGTCGTAGCATCACCTAACTCAACACCCAAGAAGAAAGACCTTGAGTGTGCATCATGTAATAACCCGCATGGCTTTGGCTTTGCAGTCATTACACCTAATGGCATTGTCACTGGTCGTGGTATGTCAGCCAAGAAAGTCATCAGGCAATTCCTAGAAGTACGCAAGCAATACCCGTCTAGTTATGCCATGTTCCATGCTCGCTATGCTACGCATGGTGTCAAGAATGAGGAGAACTGTCACCCATTCAAGGTGCCTAGCAATCCTCAGACATACCTTGCACACAACGGCATCTTAGATATCAAGATAGGTGCTGGAGATAAGCGTAGCGATACGCGTATCTTTGCAGAGGACACCTTGCCTTCTATGGGTGGTGTCACTGCACTAGATGATGACCATGTGTGGGCTATGGTTAGCAAGTGGTCGCAAGGTAGCAAGATTGTAGTGTTCACCCTTGACCCTAGTGCTAAGGAGCAATGCTACATCATCAACGAGTCTGCTGGTCATTGGGACAATGATGGCATGTGGTGGTCTAACAACGGCTACAAGCCTTATGTGCCAGCGACTAACACATGGGCATCCAGCACTTACTTCTCTACCCCTGCCAGTCAATCTTCCAGTGTGGTAGATGCCGTAGACATTGCCGAGTGTACTAGATGCGGTACTATTGCCTATGAGGATTCCAATCCTTACTACTGCGAGATGTGCTACTCATGCTATGACTGCTATGGTGCATACGAAGATACCTGCCTATGCTGGACACCACAGCACGACAAGGCTAAGATGACTCAACGAAAGGAACCATGGATGTATGACAGCGTATTCGACTTCGGCAAGTAATGCTATCCGTTTAAACGGATGGGAAAATTTCCAACACAAACAAAAGGAGGAAGTATGACAACCGAACAGAGAGAAAAGTTGCGGGAAGTTCTCATCGACTACCTGCAATTATTAACGACAGCATCCCCAGAATATCCTCAACGAGGGTACGAGAAGGTGCATAATCAGAAGATAGCAGAAGTCCGATTACTACTAAGGGAGGTAGCGTAATGCGACCACAACCATCAGATGATGCAGTACAGTACGAAGCAGAGGTAACTGTCAAATTCTACTTCACTCTTGAGGCAGACGATGACATGCAGGCTAGTGAACTTGCTACCTACGAGTGGCAGGATAATCTCTATCATGGGGAGATTCAGAAGGTAGTAGTAGATATGATTGAGGAAGAGGAGGAAGATGATGGCGATATACTTGATTGATGTGCGACACATGGACAGGTATGAGATTGAGGCAGACACCGCAGACGAGGCTATCAATAGGGCCAAGGACTGCGTTGCCGATAACTATGGTGCTCTCTACTTTGATGGCGCTACCTTTGATGCAATACGAATGGATATACCGACAGTTGGAGACCCCTCTGACGCAGGAATGGATGGTGCATGATGAGAGACCCATTGTGGATGGAAGGCAATGACCTAGACGAAGTGGAGGAAGATGAGGATGACGATGGAATTGACCCCGATAGCCAGCATGACTCATGGTTCGAAGACTGATGCGGTAGGCAATTGCTACGGGGATTCCAATCCTGACGCATGGTTTCCTGATATCCCTCGAGGTATGCGTACCGAAAGGAATACAGCCGCGCTAGTGGCAGAGACACGCAGGGCGTTAACCCTGTGCGGTTCATGCCCAAAGAAAGCCGAGTGCCTTGCAGAAGGTATGGAGCATGAAAACTTGGGTTTTGGTATTTGGGGTGGTATGCTTGCAGGTGAGCGTGTCATGCTAAGTGGCAAGACCTTCAATAAACTAAGTGACCAAGGTAGAGCACTTATTAGTTATCGAGTGTTAGCACCCTTGGTTCGGAGGTAATATGATAAAGAAGATAGCCTTGTTGTTAGTTCTGTTGTTAGCAGTAGTACTGATAGACCGTCCGTTTAAACGGATAGATAAACCACCAGTGCGAGAGTGGAAGGTCGCAGATAGCAAGGCTTATGCTAAGGATACCGTCCAAGCATGGGCTGACAACCAATACCTATGTCTAGAGAAGTTGTGGCACAAGGAATCCAACTGGAGACCTGAGGCATACAACAAGATAAAGGTAATGGGCAAGAATGCTGGCGGTATCCCGCAGATACTTGGGATGTCAACACAAATTCCAGCGCCGATGCAGATTGACAGGGGCTTCGGCTATATCATGCATAGATACGGCACACCATGCACAGCATGGAGGTTCCATCAGAAGAAGGGTTGGTACTAATGGCGACCTACGAATACAGATGTAGTGAGGACGATACTGTCACTACAATCAGCAGGGGAATGACAGAGGACGAGATTGTACCGTACTGTGATGCGTGCAATCAACCAATGGCTAGGGTATACCACGCTGCCCCAGTCAAGTTCAATGGCAGTGGGTTCTATTCAACAGGAGGTTAAGTGACAGAAGATGAGATGCAAGAGTTACGCGATAGTATATGCGAAGGAATAGCGGAGTACTTTGACAACTACGATTGGGACAAAGCGTTCAAGAAATATCTGGAGGAGCAATGAAAGATAGTAATTGGGATATAGACTTAAGGGACGGTCTAGCAGGGGAGAGTAAGGTCGCTGACCTGCTCTCTCTCGATACCCTTGAGGTCAAGACAGATAGGCGTTGGCATGAGACTGGCAACATCTATATCGAAACAGAATACTGGAGCAGGGAAAGCAATGCTTGGGTAGAGTCAGGCATACGCACGACCAAGGCTACGCATTGGGCTTATGTCCTAGAGGATTGCGTCATTATAGTACCAACTTATCGCCTTAGAGAGATGTTGTGGGAGAACGGCAAACCAATCAACTGCAACATACCACCTAACCCATCTAGAGGATACCTGATTACACCAGGAGCCTTACTAGAGTTTGCTAGGAAAGCACACAACTTCGAGGTTGCGGAGCAACATGCAAACTTCCTAAACGAGACGTATGGATAAACTACTCATCGAGGGCATCCTTATTATCGTGTTTATCTTTACCTTCTTTGGATTCATCCTGCCCGTCTTGGCTGGACTCGTCCTTATCTAGGTATGCTCTGAATCCGCCAAGGCGTGTAATCAGTCTTTTGATTGCACGCTTATGGCGCATTCGGGCAGCATCATCGCTAGGCAATTCAAGTTCTTTTGCTATTGCTCCGTATGTCAGTGAGTTAGCATGCTTCTGATAGAGAATGTTTCTATCCTCATCACTTAACTTTATGAATGCACCTTTAATCTCAGCCATCATAGCCATTAGATTACCGCCTTCGGCTGGAGCAGATGGTCTTCCTGGCATACCAAGATTCAACTTAGGTGATTCAGTTACATCGCCACGCAGTACTGCTGGCAAGATAGCCTCAACAACGGAAGCATCATAGAAGAATACATCTGATAGTTCATAGCCAAGTGTCTTGGCTTTCCAGAACTGACAATAGTCCAGTGCTTGATTGCGGAGCGAACGATACAATAAGTTCTGCGTAGACTTCTTGCTGAATGCTTCCCACTCTGTTAACTTAAGTGGATGCAACACAAACCATTCATAAAGCGATTGACGAATGTCTTCTCGGTCAACCATATTAAACTTCTTATGATATTCATCGGCCACATGAGATACGATATAATCCCAAGGCTCAATCCGTTCCCAGTTCATCGACCCCATACTTTACCTTCCACGATGAATGACCCATCCTTGGCGATTGGGATTGTAACTGGTACCACAGTGCGACCATCAACATACAACATGCCGAAGCCTTGTTGCCATGTGAACAGTCCACCCTTAATATACTTTGCTTCCTTGTATTTCATGAGGTTGCCCACTTCCATACCCCAAACGGTTTGAGGAGAAGACGAACCGTATGATTGAGTATTGTGAGCCAGGCCCATGCGGTGCGTGTGACCACACACGACTGACTTGCCTGTACGCATAGCCAAACCAAGGGCTGTAAGCCCTCCTGTGGACTTCATAGCGCCTTCATCACCGTGCATTAGCAACCAGTTGGGAGCCAACTCATACGGCTTCTCATGGTATGTAGCACCGATATCTGGTAGGCGCAAAAACTGTGGCAAGTCCAACTCAGGGAGCCCGAGTAACCCAGGAGCACGCATCATAACTGTGTTATACAAACGGTCCGTGTGGTTTGACCGAATGATATGCTTGACCTTGAGAGACTCGAGCACCCGAGTCGTTTCGTCTCTATCCCGTCCGATAGAACGTTCATATTCGAGGGGAGTCCCCTTCGACCATTTTGAGATAGTCTGCATATCCATTTCATCGCCGACGGATACTACTTCGGTTGGCTTGTAAGCCTTAATGAAAGCAGCAAGGTTGGCAACGGCACGCTTATCGTGGTAAGGTATCTGTAAATCGGAAACGCAGACTATAGTTTTCATGGCTTCTTTTTAACCGCTTTCTTAGTAGTCTTCTTTACTGGAGCCTTCTTAACCGTAGCGCGACGCTTGTTCTCTTTGGCAACGTTCTTTGAATGGCTCATTGTTTGGAGATTGCTATGGCCATCACGACCAGCCCTGCCACCATTATCTTTATGGTCCACGTCAGTGGTCTTAGGTAGGGTCTTGCCTGTAGTCTTTTCGTAATCAACGCGAGCCTTATTGCTAGATGTCGTAACGGTAGTGCCATCCTTTTTCTTGCGCTTGAACACATAGATTGGACGACCACCATTTTGCTTACTTCCCTTGTACGGTCCGAATATCTTCATCCCACTGTCCTCTCAATACGAGCAATCCAATGATTGCATAGTTAGCCATATCTTTAAATGAATCCTCTAGTGACTCATGCTCTGGGTCCGCACCACTATCAACTAGGTTGTTAATGCGTGCTAACTTATCGTGCATGCGCACTCTAAGTCCATTGACTGGACCGCCAGGGGCCAATGAAATATTCTTGGGACCATAGTCCCGATGCTTGCTGAGAAGCAAGTCAGTAAGTTCCCTAACAGTGCTAGCCATATGAGTTTCAAGATGTACTTCACGAACCAAGTGTGGTTCGATTGTCTTGTTAATCATCATTGTCATTGTCGTCCTCCTCCAATAGTTCTTTAAGTTCTTTATCAATAGACGACATGTGCTGATTGATGATTGCTTCATGAACCAGTTCCTTCATACGTACTACATCTGTCTGTGCTGCATATAAGGTTGCGTAGGTTGTCTCTGTAATGTCTTTAATAATATCTGGTTCGTCTGCATGGTGATACAATTCTTCAAGTAGAGACCCGAGCATCAGCGCGTACCCACTAGGGAGTACATAGGTTGGCTCAAAGATTTCCTCATCATCTTCGATGAGATGGTTGATTGCATCAAAAATATTGTCGAAGTTAGTACCGCATACGCTGCACTGTGGAATATCAATCACTATTTAGCCCTATCTTTTCTCTAATGTAGTCTGCGCCGTGCTTGACGTAGATAGAATTGACATCTTCGCCGTCTGGCATACTGACGATAGTAACTGGTAGTTCTCGGGCCAATCCTGCTGCAAACTCTTTGCCAGGTTGGTCCCCGTCAGCGAATACAAATACTCTTTCAAAATCTGCGAGTAATCGTGTGTAGTGCTTTTTCCATGAATTCGCACCTGGAACTCCAATGCAAGGGATACCGACGCATCCACTGAGTGTGATTGTATCAAGTTCACCTTCGCATACTCCAATCCAGTCTCCTGCTCTCTCTACATCTATGACATTGTACATCTTGGTCTCTGCCCCTGTCATTCCCATATACTTAGGTTCAACTGCTGGGTTAAGAGAGCGGAAGCGGATATCTACGACACCAGTCTTAGTCATATAAGGTATCGCTAGGCGACCCGTATACGCTTCATGACCCGTCTCAGGCGCTTCTACTACGCCTAATCGCGCCTGCCGTGCTACTTCCCTTGTGATTCCCCGACTTGCTAGGTAATCTTCCGCCAGATAAATGCTTTCCGCGTACTTGGCTGTTGCTCTGCCCAGTAATTCCTTCTGCGATAGACTTTGCTTCACGTATATCACACCCTTCTTTCCTAGCAATTATTTGAATGCTATTGCCTTGCATACCACACGCGAAGCAATTAAATATATTCTGTCTTGTATTGAAACTTGCACTTGCATGTGAATCATTATGGAACGGACACTTGACGTTTACTTGACCGCTGGTGCGGTTGATGCTGGCGCCATAGTATTTGAGTACATCTACAATATCTGGTAAATCATCGTTATTTGTTGTCACCGAATACATCGCCCAACCTTAATACTAGATAGGAATCTGCTATTGACTTTCCTCTTGCTTTGATGACCACTGCTGGAAGAACCAATTCTTTGCCGAGCGCTCTTGCTTCCGAATAATTTGCTGCTTCTGTTTGAGCCTCTTTCGTCCAACCGCTGAGGTCAATAGCGTTGCCTGCCCCTGGGGCTTTGCATTCAAGGATTCCAATTGATGCGTTAATGAAGTCTGCGCGGACAACAACATCCCCTTCATCTTTGCTACCTCGCCTTGCAAGTCGTTCAGCATCATATCCAAGTCCTCGAAAATAGTCTTTGATATCGGTTTCAAATGTCGCTCCTCTAGCCTTGTGTGATTTTCTAGTTGTCATTCTTCTTTATCCAAACTTGTGAGTTGATGACGAGTATTTCGTACTCACTCTCATGGCGAGCAAGGAATAAATCGATACCAAGTTTGGGTGCTAACTCTACTGGGAGTTCAGCGCCCCATGTGTAATCATCAAATGCCATGATACCGCCAGCCTTTAACTGGGGCCATGACAGTTCTGCATCCATCAATACACCAACCGTTGTATGGTCTGCATCTATGTAGATGAAGTCATAGTCAGGGTCTTTGCGTACGCTCTGTAAAAACCAAGTAGTAGTAGACTTGAAATGATGAAGTATATTCTTGTACATCTGTGTCTTAGTTATGTATGTTGCGTAGACATCATCAAAATCCATAGATTCGTGGACTTCTTCGGCGCTACCTTCCCAAGTATCTACATCTATAAGCCAACAGTCTTTGCCAGTAAGAGTATGCTCACATAGCCACACGCTAGCATCGCCAGTAAATACACCTAGTTGTAAAAACTTAAGATTATCTTTGCCCTTTAATGGGACAAGAAACTGCTCAAAGTTAGGCTTGGCATATGGCTCAAACCAGTTAGGATAGTCTGTCATACGTTCTCGGGAATGTCATCGATGTACATATATTCAGGATTAAATGCCAACCATGTCATGAGCGTTCCATTCGCATCGGCTCTTCCATAGCGATTTTTGACTGATGCCACGCCCATTGATGTGCCAACTGTGCCGAGCGTGCAAATGAGAGCAGGGAGTTGGGAAACTTTTCCTTGGATGGCGCTTCTTGGTTGACAAGGATTTCCAGGAACTGCTTCCGAAGTGTGATGTAAAACCACAATTGCAGCGTTAGTCGCTCTCGCAAGGTACTTCAACTCCTTCATAATTGCACGCATAGAAGCGAACTCTTCGCCTCCATCTGTTGCGACATCCATGAGGTTGTCCAAGACAATGAGAGATGGGCTTGTACCCCACAACTCCTCGAATGCTTGGACTTCCTCATCAATGTCTTCTAGTGTTGGTGACGATTCGAACGACCAGACTATGTGACTTCCTTTTTGGAGGACTGCTTTTGTCCAGCCAACATCAGTATTAAGTTTCTGTTCGACATCTGATTGACTTTTCCCAGAAATCATAGATGCCAATCTCATTGCCATTGTATGCGCATTGGTATCTGCAGATATGTACAATGTTGGTACATTGGTTTTGAGTGCTAAGGCTAAGGCAAGCGTTGATTTTCCTGCCCCTGGTGCGCCCGCAAACATAGAAACTTCTGAACGTCGTATAATAATCTTGTTCTGTTCAAACGCCTTAAATGAACTAGGAAGGGGTTCTCCGCCGATTGAGGCTCGTCCTACTGAACGTACTAGAGTTCTCATCCTTGCACCCCTCCTAGTTATTTAAAATGGAAATTGCTGGTCTATTAGTTGACTGGCTTGCACTGGTCCGCGCCCTGAGGCATCGGACATACCCACATCGCGTATGGATTTCCCGTCTTGCTGGAGATTCCGCTCTTGTACTTTCGCGCTCCGTGAGTGCATGTCGGCCCCGATTGTGGCTGTGGGCTCCCTGTTGGAGCCATAGCGGACGGCGCTTGCGCCTGGGGCGGTAGCGAGTAAGGCGGAGGCGTTGTGCTTGTAGTGGAATCGGTAGTCGACAGGGGGGCTAGGGTGCCTGCTCCCTGTAGTTGGCGTTGCGTAGCATGAATTTGCGTAGCATAATCGCCAATGCCTTCAAGCAGAACACTCAGTTCATCTGCGCTGTTAGCACGGATGTTGATGAGGTCGCCTGTTGCCAACTTGTAGTTGACTTGTAGTTTCCAGTCTTCGGCCATTTATTTATCCTTCTTGATAGAGAATTGACAGTACTCGGTTAACCCGCACATGTACTGACAACTGTTTGTGTTGGGCAAGAATAACGCAGCCTTACGGGCTTTGTCAAATGTTTCAATGAGATACTCCATTTTCTCATCGGTATACTCGGATAGGTCTACCATCTCCGAGATATTGTTACCGCGAGACATGTAGTACGTACCCCACTTAACGTTGATACCAAAGGTTTCTTTAATACCTAACTTGTAGAATGCGAGTTGCAGATTGCTAGTCGGCGTGCTCTGTGAGGTCTTAAGGTCGACAATAACCAACTCGCCATTAACCTCGAAGACACGGTCGATAATCATCTTGACGGCTACATCCTTGATGACTGGTGTCAGGGCTAGTTCAATCCCAGGGTTGCCATCTGGTGCTGTCCAGATTTTCCATGTAGGGTTTGCCTTGCGCCAGTTGATGTACCCATCGACCCACATCGGGCCTTGGTTGTTCCAAAAGTTGACATCTTCCTTGTTAGGGTTAGCCTTAGTAGCACGACCACCAACGCGAGCATTGGTTAGGTCTATATCTCCCTTGGAGGCCGTCCAAGCGTCCGTCCATAGTTGCTGTACGGTGCTCACATGTTCTCCTTGTCGTAGTTCTCACAGGCAAGGTGGAATGCTGAACCGCCGACTGACCAGACGGATGGGGCTTCCTGCTTGTTGAGCAGTCTGCCGAGATAGTACTGATACCCACACGTGAGGTAGGTTGTGAATGCCGAGTATGATATATGCTCGGGTAGTGTATATTCTTCTAGTTCGATTGACATATTGGGAGTGTAAGCCCAGAGTGGGCAATTTGTCAATTATTAGTAATGTTTGACAATTGGGAAATGTCGTGTATACTTAGTTATGTAAGTAATTATATATAATATAAAAGCCTTCGGCTTTATATAGTATATATGATATAATATATTATATACATAATGGGAGAACTATGTCAAATTTCTTTGAGACCTTCGTGGCTTCACTAGCAGGTATTGCTGTATTCTACCTACTAGAAGGCTTATACTATGAAGTAAAGGCACGCATTCGAGGCAATCAGTATGTCAATTTCCTTGAAGAACTGGAAGAAGATAGCGTTAACTTTTAACCTTTAGAAACGACAAAATTCCCCCTTACCATAGTAGTGATACTAGGGCGAGGGGGATTCTTGTCTTTAAAAGATTACTTCTTTGTTATACCAAACTCTGTTGCATTAGTGTCTAGTGCCTTCAATAGAGGACCAGCAACTGCTGCTACTGCTGCAGATAGGAGAGCCTTTGGCTCTGTGACTCCTGCTAGATACAGAGCAATTACAGATGCAACTGCTGCGCGTAGGTATGTTGAAGCAATTGCTTCCAACTTTTTCTTGTTCATTTTGTCTCCTTCTTTGGTAGGCGTTTTACCGCTGCCTTGACTTTGTTAACGGGGGTGGCTGAACCCAACCAAGGGAACCAAGGGGATGTGTCATTCCCGCAGTCCATATTGATTGAGATATGTAAATGCTTGTTGTGCTGGTTTACTCCAGTGTAGCGTTGTTCGCCATTCTTCTTTGACCAAATCTTACCATGAAAAATTAAATACTTTACTCGTTTGTCTGCTTGTAACTTTTGATATAGGTCAAAGCAGTCAATACCATTGATAGGGTCATGGGTAAGGTCTACCCCGTAACCTGTATTATGGTCTGAGTTAGGACTCTGTGCTATATGAGCAGCAGAAGGCAGGAGCCCATCTGAGGCCTTCTTGCGTTTTGGACGAAGAGCCGTCGCTTGACGAAGAACAGCAATTGCAGCAGGTGTGGCTTTCTTGACTACAGATTTCATTCATTACTTCTCTCTTTGAATCATTATCTGGTAAAGGATTTCTACTTTTTCCTCAAGGCGCAAGACAGAGTCTTTGAGACTACTGCCAGAATTGGGCTTTAGTTCGCTGAGGTAGTGCTTGACTAACCATCGTACGCTTCCCGTGAATGCAGTTACGATTGCTATGACAGATACGATTAGTCCAGCCCAATTTGATGCGGTCATTAGTTGCGCTCCTAAGAGTTATACAGTGCGGATAGTTATATTAATTACTCCACCAAAGCCGCTGAATCGCTTATCTGGTGGGGTCATACGATTGAATGAAATTTGTTCAATGACTGCCTGACGAGATTCGCCAGTAGTCAAGTCTTGCCAGGTGAGTACATCACCCAATTCTTCTACGCCTTCAAGGGCTAGAATCTTTTCAAATGCTTTGCCTTCATAACCAATCATTGAGTTGTATCGGTCAGTCTCTAGGTCGTAGCAATAGACAGGAAACTGAATGATACGTTGGCGTGGTGTAGCAATAGTTGCTTTAGCCTGGTATCCCTTAAATGTAGGACCCTGTGATGTTGTTGTTCCATCACGGTAGAGAATAAACTTATAGGCAACATATTCCTGCGCTGTAGCAGGAGATGAGGTTGTAACTTCTACTGGGTTGATACTTGCATCATATGAGATGTGGTCGTACTCGACACCATTCTTATCTACAGTTTCAAGAGTCATAGAACCATAGGTGAAATCACCACGACCCAAGAGGCGCTTAAAGTTCTTAGGCTCAAGTGTTCCGTATCGGATATTACCTGTGGTT